AGAGGATCGTAATTTCCTTGGGTTCACTCCCGGTTGGGCACACGAGATCATCCCAACCCTCGGCCTCTTCGACATTGTCACCTGCCAGGAGACACTGGAGCATATACCCGCGTCGGTGCTACAGCAGACGTGCGACGCGATACTGGGGGCGGCGCGGTACTCAGTCCTGATAGAACTGCCCGGCTGGGATGACGGATGGCCCCTTCACCTGCGAGTCTACACCATTGAGGAACTGTACGGGCTGTTTGCTCGGGATGGGTGGCGCGTGGAGGTTCTGCAAGTGCCGGGCCCAGGCGTCTATACGATGGTCAAGATGGTGCGGGAATGAAGAGCGTCTGGATCGTCGATGGAGAGAATGGTTACGGGGACGCTAGGCGGTTGGGTGTATACGTGTCCCGGCAGGTCGCGGAAGCCGCCATAGAAAGGGACCGGAATGATTACTCAATGGCTGATTCCCCTAACCCCGCCTGCGTCTGGGAAGCTCCTCACGAAGAGGACGTGATCGAATGAGACTCGCCATCGGTGGTATTCTGCACAACCGCTGGACCGTGCCCGCCCACCTGGAAGCGATGGCGGCGCTTGATACCCACGGCCATACCGTGCAGTGGATATGGGCGATAGACGGGGCGTGGCAGCCGGGGGACCTCGGCCTCACCAATGAGCGCTTCCCACACCTCGCCGTCGTCAACCTTGATTGTACCCTGCCGCACTATTGCCGGGAACCCGGCGAGGAAGCGCACCTCCACCGGGTCTATTCCCGGCTTGCCCTCCTGCGGAACATGCTGAGCGAGGCGGCGCTAGCACTCGACTGTGAGGCACTCTTCTCCGTGGATAGCGATATCCTGCCGCCGCCAGAGACCCTTCGCCTGTTGGCAGAGTCAGGCAAGCCATGGGTGAGCGCGCTCGTTCCGAACTCGGCGACGGACCCGCACTGCTGGAACGTCTTCCACCTGCGGGACGTGGAGACGCAGGGCGGCCTGCTTCAGCACTTCCGGGCGATGGGTAACGGGGCGAGCGGCAAAGTCTGGCCGGCGATGCAGGCATGGGAGCACGATCCACGGGACGAGAACGAGGTGCGCGACCTGGCAGCGGGGGCGGTCTGCTACTACCGCCGGGCATTGCTGGAGGCGGCGCGCTGGCGGGCGGACCTGCGTGGTCGGCAGGAGGATATCGGCTTTGCGGTTGACGCCTACCACGCGGGCTATCGGGCGGCCTATATGCCAATCCGGTGCAGGCATCTGACGGTGGAGGGTTAGGGGTGACCGACTTGCGGGCGGGACAAGTCGCATCAACGAGGCAGTTCACGCTATTGCGGTGTCCTGAGTCCCGTTGTGACCGGCTGCTACTCAAGGCGTTGACGAAGGGGGGCGGCTCGACGTCGTTCGAGACCGTCTGCCCCCGGTGCAGGACGAGGGCGCTCTGGACGATTCAGGAGGGGCATCGTCCGGTGTACCAGATCATTAAAAAAAGGGCATAGACACCAGAAACCTATTGCATCCCATTGCGGGGTATGGTATAGTTAGCTAGGTACAATTGAATAATTGCATCTGCCCCAAGCCCTTGAGCCTGGCGGATGAAGCGCCTCTAGCAGGCCAATCGAGAGACCCACAAGCGGTCCAGTGAAAACTGGGCCGCTTTTTCTTTTGGCCCGAGAGAGGTGATGCCACATGCCAGATAAGCCGGTCGATGAGGACGAGAGCACCCCGCACGAGCTTCGCAACCTATTCGTGAAGGAAATCTCGCTCGTTGACCGCGCCGCGAATCGACGCAAGTTTCTGCTGTTCAAATCAGAGTCTGGGCAAGGAGGTCGACCCATGCCCGAAGCGACGTTGACGGAAGCCGAAGTGCTCGAACTGGACACGGCTCTCAATACCCCGACCGAGACCGAGGGGGTGGTCCTCGCGGCGATGGAGACGGCGGTAGAGAAAGCCCTCAGTTCGGGCGACAAGAACAAGGTCACCGCGGCCCTCCGGCTGCTCGGCGGAATCTCTGACCCGGCCGTCAAGGCATTGGCAAAGGAGCTGTCGGCTGCGGCCGGCGACGAGCCCGCCAAGACTGAGCCAGCGAAGAAGGTCGAGCCGAAGCCGGAACCCGCGAGGAAGGAAGCTCCAGTGGCAAAGGCAGTCGAGAAGCCGAAGGAGCCCGAGAAGGCCCCTGAGCTTCCCGCAGAGGTCACGGAACTCGCCAAGCGCGGCGACTACGTAGCGATCATGAAGGCAGCCGGCGAGAACCCCGGCGTCATGGCGCTCGTGGTCGAGTTGCTGAAGTCACGCGATGGTGAGATCGCGGATCTCAAGAAATTCCAGGTCGAGCAGATCGCCAAGGCCGACGCCGAGGAAGTCGCTCGGATCGTCGATGAGGCGGACCTGCCCGGCGCGGCCCGAGAGGACCAGATTCTTCTGGTCAAGGGCATGGACAACGAGGGGCGCGAGAAGTTCGCCGCCCTCGCCAAGGGCATCAACGCAAACCTCAAGGCTGGGGTTGGCGCCGGACAAATCGGGACCTCGCGACGCGGCGAGTCCACGCTCAAGGCATACGATACCATCCAGAAGCGCGCCAAAGAGCTTATCGCGAAGTCGGCTACCAAGCTCGACGAAAACGATGCGCTCTTCCAGGTGCTCGCCGACGATCCCGAACTCGCCCGGCAGTATCGGGCTGAAGTCGCGGGGGAGGAATAGACCATGGCAACCGAACTTCCGGCTGTTCTCCACACGTTCGTTCCCAATCAAGACCTGCGGCTGAACCAGTACCACATCGTCCGTATCGTGTGCTGGTCCGACCGCTGGAATGGTCCGCTGGTCGGACTCTGCGGTGATGGGCAGAAGATGTGCGGCATTCTCCAGAATGCACCAAACCTGCCCGGCGCCACGCCCGGCGAGTGGGCACTAGTGATGCGCGTTGGCAAGAGCAAGTGCGTTATCACCGCGGCAATCACCTGCGGCGCGTCGTGGGCCTCTGACGCTAACGGGCACGCCGTGCAGTGCATCGCAAATGACTGGATTGGTGGGCAGATGCACGAACCGGGTGCGCTGTCTCCTACGCCGACCGGCGGCGAAGTCGCCACGCTTGACGTTGAGGCGCTCAATCCCTGGAGAGCCGACGCTGGCTTCCAGGACGGCTAAGGAGATATAGACCATGCCACTACCGACCAAAGCGATGATTCACATTGATCCGATGCTGACGACTATCGCCAGCAACTGGATCATCGGCAATTCGCTCGGAGGTCAGTTCTTCTCCGGCGAGCAGCTCTTCCCCCTCGTGAACCAGAGCGAGATTAGCGCGAACATCTTCCGCTACAATCGCTCCGACCAGTTCCGCGTGCACGATGTTCGGCCCCGAGCCCCGGCTTCGGAGTCTCAGGGCGGCGGGTTCCGGATGAATGCGCCCGGCCACTATTACTGCAAGGAATGGGCACATCACTCGGACATGGGCTATGAAGAGCCCGCCTACGCGACCAACCCGATCAACCTCGACCGGGACAAGACGCAATATGTGACCCAGTTGCTCATGCTCAAGCGCGACTATCTCATTTCGGCGGCCGCGTTCGGCGTCGGCATCTGGGGAACCGATGTGACGGGCGCGAATGCCGCGACCAACTACGGAGCTAACATTGTCCGGCGTTGGCAGGATTACGCGACCCCGAGCGCGCCGCAGCAGGACGTGGACTACTACCGCAACTGGATGGAACTCGCCTCCGGCGGGTTCGCTCCGAACAAGTTGGCGGTCGGCGTCAACGTCTGGGACGCACTAAAGAACCATCCGAGCATCGTTGCCCGGTACGTGTTCACTCAGAGCGGCGGCGTTCCCGAAGCTACGCCTCAGATGGTAGCTGACTACCTAGAGTTGGACGAGATTGTCGTCCTGCGAACGGTGGCCAACTACGGACCCGAGGGTGGCCAGTGGATTGGCCAGCGTATCTTCCCTGGCAACGACGCGCTCCTGTACTTCACGCCTCCATCGCCCTCCCTCTCTGTTCCCTCTGCTGGCTACACCATCGGTTGGACCGGCGCGGGACACCAGGGAACGTCGGTGGTCGTGAAGCGGTTCCCCCTCGCGAATGACGCGCAGGGTGACCGCATCACTGGCTCGTTCCACTTCGATACCACGATCCTAGAGCCGGTCCTGGGAGTCTACTTCTCAGGCTTGACTGTTGGCGGCCTGGGCCAGGTGGTAATGACCGAGGTCTAACCAATCTCGTGATGTGCTGGGTAACCAAGGCGGGGCGGTTCGTGTAGAACGGGCCGCCCCGCCCAGAAACCGAAAGTGAGGCGACGCATGATTCTGGCGAAGGTGACGCGAGACTTCTACGGACAGAGCGAGGCGAAGCATCACATCGGCGAAGTGCTAAAGGTCGATGTGAACGATCAACTTCGAAAGACGGGTTTCCTCTCCGAAATCGAACCCGATACCCCTCTGCTTCAGTGCTCCTGCGGGCGCATGTTCCTGCTCGTCGAGGGTGACGACCCGGAGCAACTGCTCAATGCCCATCTTGAGGAATTGGGCAAGGGTCACAAGAAGGTCGAGCGAGAGAAGGTTCCCGCGTGAGCACCTCCTACAGTGGCGATCCTGCTGCCTCGACAACCGACTGGGTCCGCTTCGAGATTCAGGATACGGGGCCATCCCACTCTGGTGACTCGTTCGTCTTCCAGGATGAGGAGATAGCCTCGAAACTCGCCGATTGTGCCGGTAATAAATGGCAGGCGGCGGGTACGTTGCTGATCATCTGGGCGCGGCAGATCGGACACAACCCCAACTTCCAGATCGGGCGCTTCTCTGAGGACTGGAACGCGGCCGCCAAGTTCCTGGAAGAGAAGGGCAAGGAACTCCTCGCCTCCCCTAATGCTTCCGGGGGCACGGGCGCGTATGTAGGCAGCATCAGCGTGGCGGATGTGGCCGCGAAGGCGGGCGATGGGGACCGCACCCAGCCGACGTTCAAGCGCGGATTTATGGACAATCCGAACGCGGGATGGTGAGCGTCCATGCCCATTGACGTGTCCATGTTCGACGAAATGAGACTACCGCTCCTCCGCTTTTATGAGGAGGCGGAGGCGCGCTTGTCTCAGATCATCGGGCGAGCGAGCACGACGGCCTTCGAGTACCGTCGCACCATGCTCCTGCTCCAGCAGATAGACAGCATCATCCGGGCATTGGAGGAGCGGCAGCAGGGATGGAGCCGGCGATATCTCCCGCAGGCATACCGGCGCGGCATGGACTTGACGGCTGAATCGTTTAGGATGCCTGTCCTACCCACCATGACGCTCATGGACAGGCGCGGCATAGAGGTGGCCATCGCGCGAGTCACCGCCGAGACCTCGGAAGCCCTTCACAGCATCGCCCCCTTCGTGCAGCGGGTCTGGGTGGATACCCAGCAGGCGGTACTCAGGGAAACGCAGATCGCTCGTCTGATAGCCGAGGGGCGCGTCGAGGGGCTGGGGCCGCAAGTCATGGGTCGGCGCATACGGGAAGCCCTACGGACGGGTGCGACAGATGGACTCAAGGGCTACATCACCGACGACCTGCGGACAAGCCTCGAAGCCTGTTCTCGCGGTGAGTATATCGGAATCAACTGCCGCGACGGCGTCTTCCGGCGCTACAACCTGCGGTCTTATTCCGAGATGGTCGCACAGACGGCTACCCGACAGGCGGCGAGCGAGGGCGCGATAGCCAGCACTACCGCGGTCGGTGGGGATCTCGTACAGATATCGGTTCACAGCGGCGCCTGCCCTCAGTGCGTGGCAGTACAGGGCAATATCTACTCCATTACCGGGCGCACGGAGGGATTTCCGATACTGCGGGATGATATTGAGCCTCCTCTTCACCCTCGGTGCGAGCACGTACTCATAGGGGTAAGCGAGGACTTCCTGCAAGAACGGGGTGTATACGACACACTCCAGGACTTCTCATCGAATCCTGAGCGGACGGTGGATACGTCCGCGGAATACGCTGCTTTGCTGGGGGCGAGTTAGATGCCCCGAGACGTCTCTCGATACTTCATCCACACGATACAACTTGAGCGCGGCCCCATCGGCATTGAGGGTACGGGAACGGCTGACGACGGGGAGCCGCTCGCCGCGGCGACACCGCTAACGCTTACGCTGGACGCGAGGGTGGAATTTGACAACGTCCGCATTATGAACGACCGGGGCCAGGAGATCAACTGTGCCGGGACCGTCTTCCTCCCATGGACATACGTGGACGGGGCCGGGGTGACGCAGAATCTGAATCTCGGCGGACAGGACCGTATCATCTTCGAGACGCGGTCCTATAGCATCGCGCGGCGCGACCGGCAGGAAGGCTGGACGAACGACCGCGGGCGGCACTGGGTCGCTTACATCAGGTGAGGCATGGTGAGCGGAATCAAGTGGGATGCGGCCAAGACGGCACAGATGAAACAGAGGCTTCGGAGTCTCGCGTCATCCTACCCGACCGCCACCGCGCAGATGGCTGGGGAAGTCGCCATGCAGGTCATCGCGGACTCAATCAATGAGCCGCCTACTGTTCCCATCGACACCGGCAACCTGCGGAGTACCGGCACGTTCGAGGTGTTCTCTGGTGGGTCGTGGCGTTCCGTCAAGGTCATCGTCGGATTCAATACGCCCTATGCCGCGAAGGTCCATGAGGTGCCGATGCGGTTTCAGGAGCCGAGCGCGGGCAACAAGTACCTCGAAGCCAAACTCCAGCGTCACAAGGAGCAATACGTTCGGGTATGGGTCAACGGCGTAACCCGGCGCTTGGGTATGGGCGGCTTACCGATGGCTGCTGGTGGTGCGGGCGCTGGATAGTCTGATCTGAGAACTACATAAGTCGCCCAAGAGAGCAGGCTGGCCAGCCTGTTCCCCTCGGGGAGAACGACCTCTGCCTCGCGCGAGGAGGTAGGGGTCGTTTTCTTTTGGGGCGGCGAGGAACGACGTGGACATTCTGCACGAGCTTTTCTACTGGATAGGAGCGGAGTTGACGCTATCGCTCGCTGACGAGTGGCACTGCGGCCACCTACCGGCGGAGGGCGTGGGGCCGATGGCAGTGCTGCTGGAGCGCGGCGGCTCTTCCGATAAGCCGATTCTGCGCGGCAGCGTTGGCGAGTTGATGTTCCAGGTTCTGACGGTGGGCGGCGTCGGGTCGAGTTACTTCACGACTCGGGCGCTGGCCCACCGGATTCACGAGCTCCTCAAGGATCGGGCGGGCGTGCAGCTCGACGATCATACGGTTTGGGTCATCGAGGCGGTGAACGAACCTCAGTTTCTCGGAGGCGATGAGCGCTTCCGATACGAGATCAGCGCGAACTACGCGGTTCGCGGAATCACGGACGCTGCCTGGGGTTACTAGCCGCCGGGCCAAAGGAGAAGCGCATTATGGGCGCAACGAAACTGCCGCAACTCGGCCCATGCCAAGTATGGTGGGGCGATGCTGGGTGCGAGGTCGAACTGGGTAAGACGCATGACGTAATCATCAGGCTCGTGGAGGAAACCGCGCCAATCACCTATGCCCAAACGGGAACGGGTCCTTGGGATTTGGTGACGGTCGGCAAAATCTGCGATATCGAATGCCAGTTCGCGAGCCTGAACTACGACCTGTTCGAGCAGGTTCTGCCAACGGAAGCTGAGTGGTACGCAGCCACTGCTACGCCAGCCGCCGGCATCTCGAACGATGTTCTCGACATTCGCCTGGGCTTGGGGACGAGTCATCGCGATCACGCGAAACAACTCATCATCAAGCCATATGTCGATGATGTGCCGAGCGTAGACGAAGAGGACTGGATCACGGCGCCGGTCTGCTTCCCACAGGTCAATATGGAGTGGCATTTCAACGCCACGGACCAACGGATTCTAACCGCGACTTTCCATTGCTTCCCACTCTCTCAGGCGCTGCCGCGAATCCTGTTCCTCGGTGCCGAGGCGCAGCTCCCGTTGGTGTAGACGCATAAGAGGCTTGTTGTCGGCTCGGAGTGGGCTGTCCCGCCTCCAGCCTTTCGCGCGTTGCGCGCGCTCCGGGCCACCCAAAAATAACAGGAGGCGAATGCGATGACGCCGCTGGACTTGGACGCATTAGCAGCAGAACCGTTGGTCGTGAATATCGGAGGTGAAAAGTACAAGGTCGCGGTGACGGTCGGCGTGATTGTCGAAGCGGGCAAGGGCGATCAGTCCGACCCGATGGAACTCACGCAGATCATCATGGAGAAGGCAGGGATGCCCCGCGAGGTATTCCTGGCACTCAGTGTGCCGCAGGCCGCGGCCCTAAGTAAGGCGATCACTGAGCGGTTCTTCCCGGAAGAGCCGGGGCCAGCGAAGACCGACGCAGCCCCCTCGGCTGGCCCGAGGCTATTGTCGGATTCCTCCGCACCTGCGGTGGAGCCTACGTCTACCGAGACGAGCTAAACCATGCCCACTCCGTCTGGCACATGGACGTGCGAACGTTCCGTGTGCTCTTCGCCGCCGGGATGCGGTGGGAGGCACAGGAGCGCCAGATGGACCTGACGATCTCTGCCTTTCCCTACATGGATGAATCGGGGCAGCGCGAAGTGCGCCAGGCCTTCACTCGGGCAACCGACGACGCGAAAGACGCGGACCCTGGTGAGGCTCAGAACGTAAAGGCGCTTCAGAGCATGCGGGACATAGCAAGATTCAACGCGCTTACAGACCGGGCGCGGAAGGGCAAGCCGAGTGGCGTTTGATGCTGGGGCCGTAACCGGCTCGATACAACTTGACTACGGGCAAGCAGTCAAGGCGCTGACCGCCGTAGAGCAACAGACGAAGCTCACAATGAGTCGCGTCGGGACGTCTTTCCAGCGCGCCTCGGGATTCATCAAGTTACACGCCGAAGACATCCGCCGCGTCGGCATGTCGATGACGGTAGCGGGGGGCGTTATCGCGGCGGGCCTGGGCAAAGCCGTCATGTCGGCGGCTGAGTTCGAGACGCAGATGCGTAATGTGGACTCCATTCTGAAAATGACAGAGGCGCAACTCCATGCCACATCCGCCGAAGTCATTGCCCTCTCCACGCGCCTCCCGCAGTCTGCTGCAACCCTCGCTGCTGGTCTTTATGATATCGCATCCTCGGGATTCGAGGGAGCGGATGGCTTGAAGGTACTGGAGGCCTCAGCCAAGGCTGCGTCAGCCGGTATGTCCGATACCGCTACCGCGGCTAGGGCTATCGCGGGCGCGATCAATGCCTATGGCATGACGGCGGAAGATTCCGCCCACATCTCTGATGTACTCTTCAAGACCGTAGACCGCGGCGTCATTACTTTCTCCGAACTGTCGAATGGTATCGGCGAGGTGCTGGCATCAGCGGCCGCGGTTGGCGTAAGTCTCGAAGAGGTAGGCGCGGCCATCGCCACTATGACGAAGGCAGGTATCGGCTCAGATATGGCGATGACTGCACTCAACCGAATCATGGTGACCTTCCTGAATCCACCGAAGTTACTCGCCGAAGCACTCGCCAAGGTTACCAAAGAGACGGCCCTTCAGATCATCCAGACGAAGGGGCTTGCTGGCGCGGTCGAGATTCTGAACAAGGTGAGTGGGAACAGCCCCGAACTGCTCGCCGCCATGGGGCTGGAACAGCGTTCACTTCGTGCGGCGATGAGCTTGACGCGACAGGAGGGCGCAATCTATCGGGCTGAACTGGAGAGGCAGGGCGATGCCGCAGGCGCCACGCAGGCCGCGCTTGAACGCCAAGCAAAGGCTTTCGCCTATCAGTGGGGCCTGATGAAGAACCAGATCAGCGCCGCGGCTATCGGCATCGGGCAGGAGTTGATACCGGCATTGCGGCCGCTGGTCGAGGAGACGGGCAAGGCGGCGAAAGCCGTAGCGGCATGGGTGAAGGAGAACCCGGAACTTACGCGCTCGCTGGTAGAAGTCGCCGCCAAAGTCGCCGCGCTGATGGTCGCGCTGGGTCCACTACTGATAGCCCTGCCCGGTCTGATGATCGCGATAGGCTTCGTTGGTACTGCCCTAGCAGGGCTGGCCGCCTTCGCCGCGCCGATCGCAATCGCGGCGGTCGTGGCTTTGGCTGGGGCTATAACTTTGAAATTGGTAAAGGCCCATCACGCCCAGGAGCAGGCTACGAAGGAGGCTACCGAGGCTTACCGTGAGCATGTCAAGGAGATGCTCGCTCTCGCCGAGCGGGCCGAGGAGCTAGCGGAGAAGAAGGAGCGGACAAAGGAAGAAACGGACGAACTCAAGAAGGCGATGGCGCGGCTCAAAGACGAGTACCCGGAGTTGCTCAGGTTCTACTCCGATGAGAACGACGCGGCCGAACATCTCATTCCTCTCCTCAAACAGCTCAACGCCGAGCGTTTAAAGACGCTATCAATCGAGGAGGCGGGAGAGAGGCGGCGGGCCGCCTGGGTCGGGCGACGGATTACGTTTCTTAGCGATTGGATCGACGCCCAGAACACAGAGTTGGCATCTATGAAGGGCCGGATGGATGCGCTACTCGAAGAGGGGAAAGATGTCAGCGTACTATCACTTGAGTACAACCTTCTGAAGCAGAATGTCGCGGATGCGACGACCGAACTCGAAGGACTTGAGAAGGAACTCGGGACGGTTTCGGATGCGACGACCGATGTTGGCGACGCCACTAGCAAGGTGGGCGGTAGCATCAAGGCTACCAAGGACGCGCTCCTAGAGGCCACACAGAAGGGCCTTGATTGGCTCCGCATACAGGTAGACCTAGCCAAGGCCGCGGGCGACACAGCCGCGGTGCATAAACTCGAAGCCAAATACCTTGAGGCGTTGACCCGCGTCTGGGAAAAGTGGCGCACGAGCACTAACCAGGCCAGGGCTGAACTTGCACTCTCCGCGAAGCAGGCGGCCGACGAAATCCGCGGGGTGGCAGCTGAGACCCGCGCGGCCGATGACGCATTCGATGCTCAGCTCGCCACGTTGAACGCGCTCACGTTGGCAGGCTACGATCCGCTGACCGATGCGCTCATTCGCCTGCACCCGGAGTTTACGCAGGCCATCCTCGACGCTCAGGAAATGTGCGACACCTACAACGCGCTCGCGAAGACTGGCCTGCTCGAATTTCAGAAGGGACTCGAAAAGACATTCGCGGCCTTCGAGAAGTTCCGGGACATCGGCATACAGATCATTACAGGCGTCAAGCCCGGCGTTGACACGGTAAAGGCCCTTACCGATGAGCTTCTTGATCTACAGTCCAAGTTGATGTTCGATGTTCTGAGCGAGGAAGATCGTATCCGTATTGAGGCCCGCGTCGAAGCTATACAAAACCTATTCGCCGATCTCGCAGACGATGTAAAAGAGACGGCCGAAGAAGTCAGTCCCCTGTGGATAGACTTCGCTAATACGCTTCAACGGAGCTGGGGGGACGCCTTCGTACAGATGAGGCGAGAGGGGGGCCGACTGGTCGATTATCTCCGCGGGATTTGGGAAAACATCCTCGACGATCTTGCCAGGTTCACCGGCCGGATGGTGGCAGACTGGCTCTTCGGGATCGACCAGATGGTTAAGAGCGGCGAACTGGGTGGACTCGTTGGGGGGCTCTTCGATCAGGCCAAGGCTGCCCTGGGTGGATGGCAAGCCCCCCCGTGGGTTGCCCAGTTGGCCAATGTCGGCACGCTGTTCCTCCAGACCTCGGCCATCTTCGCCGCGGCGACAGGCGACTGGCGCGGGGCCATTGTTCGATTGGGCGCGAGTATTCTCATTCAGAAACTCATGGCCACCATACAAGCCGGTGCGGCTGGGACGATGGCGGCCGCCGGGGCGACGCAGGTTACTGCGGGCGCGGAGATGATCGCCGCCGGGGCGACGCAGATAACAGCATCTGTCGGTATGAATGTCGCCTCCGCGGAGATGTACGCTGCCTCACTCAATATGCTTGCCGCCAAGGCTGCGTCGTCGGAAGAGCAATCATGGTGGGATGTCGCCAAAGGAGTAATTCCCTTCCTTCAGCACGGCGCTATCGTCACGAAGCCAATCCTGGGGATGGTGGGCGAGGCGGGACCGGAGGCCATCATCCCACTTAGTGCCCCCATGGGGCCGGTAATGGCCGAAGCACTTCTGCCAGCAGTATTAGCGGGCGTCGGGCGAGGTGGGATGGCTTCGGTCGGCGCGGCTCCGCTAACTGTGAACATCGGCCCGGGTGCGGTTGTCCTGAGCGTCGATGATCTGACCGAATATCAGCTTTACAGATTGACGGAGCGGCTGGTCGATCCAGTCAGTCGGGTATTGGCCGCTAAGATGGCCGAGGTGGTGGCATGAATCTGGAAACCTACGAAATGCCGCCGCACGCCAGGGGATGGAGATTGCCGATCATAGGCGGGCGGCTACAGGCTGATCGCACCCATGGGGGAATCGTCGTCCATACATCTCCAGGCCATCCCGGCGATGAGATATGGAGGCTCCCCTTTACGTGGCTCGATGCCGCCCCGCAGAAGACGATGATTCGGACGTATGCGCCGACTGCCGTCGTGGCCGACACGATAGCACCAGACGAGGCGTTGGGCTATCAAATAGACCTCGGGGCTGGCGATTTCGGTGCTATCTCCGCGGCCACCATGACGCTCAAACGGTCGGCGCCTGGGGCGGGCCTGTTGAGTGTCGAGGTGTGGGAGAAGGACGTTGCAGATGAACCGGCAACGAAAATCGGCCTCCTGGGGATTCTCGACGTCGCCACCGATCTCTCTACGGTCTGGCAAGAGATCACCGTATGGTCTGACCGCCATGCCTGGCCATTCTTCCCGCCGTACGGTGGCTATCTGGTTTTGAACGGCAATCTGCTCACCGCGGGCACCATAAGCTGGGCTGGGGAGGGGGCCACCGCGAATGCTCATGCCAAGTGGAGCGCAGCGGCATGGGCATTGGCAAACGGTGAACTCAGCGCGACCGTCTGGCAGGGCGGCGACTTCCTGGTACTCCGGGGCTTCCAGGAGGCCTACTGCTATATGGATGGCGCCGGACCCCAGCAATGGACGATGGAACTCGATGATGGGAGCCGGTTCAAGGTCTATGTGGTCGATATTGATGGCGATCAGTTGCTTCCCCCGTTGGGCGTTTCGTCTCCAGCGGGGGTCCTCAATGCCATCGCGGCGATCCAGCCGGTCTCCGAAACTGGACAGCAAGGCTTGGGAGTGTGATCTAGTGAGAGTAGTTGCCGGTTATGCAGGTATCCCGGAAAGCGCCGGTCGAAGCGGAGTACTTCAGGTTATCGCCACGCCTCCGGGCGGGGCGCCGGTCGATATCACAGACGTGGTGAAGTCTGTTTCGGTGACGGATACATTGGATCGGTCGGCGTCGAGTGCGTCCGTCGAGTTGTCCCGCAAGGTCGAGGCATGGCAGGACCCGGTCGGCGATCCCACCTCCCCCCTTTCCTCCGGGGGCCGTTTGGCCGTCCACATGGGCGAGCGTGGCGGGACGCTCGTGCGAGTCTTCGAGGGCGAGATCATGGGTAGTAGCACCGCTACTCAAGACCCGGTGGCGCGGACTTCGATTCGGGCCGTCGGCGGTTACGCGCGATGGTGGAAAAAGTCCGTAGTATCCCCATTTACCGCCATGGTCGATTCGGACACTTTCGTCGTGAACCTCTTCGAAGCATTCGGCGAGCTGACCGCGCCGGGGGATTTTGACTTGCCGGGAGAGGGAATCGTTCTCACGCATATCCAGGTTCTGAACCGGCCCATCATGGAAGCCGCGTACGACATCTATGAGTTCCGTTCATTGGTGCCGTGGTGGGACCCGGTTCAGTTGAAGCTCTCTACGCTGCCAGCCGATATTCCGGTGGCGGCCGATATTACACTGGACAAGGCCAACCGTCGAGATATAGAGATCGGCATGGAAGCCCCCGAGGCGACTCGCATCATGCTGGATGGCGGAACGCTGCGGAACATCCATCGCGTGGAGATCGACACCTGGCCGACGCTGCACAATACCGATGAGATAGGCGGTGACTACTTCCGTGAGGGTGTGGCGTGGGAATCGGGTTCGAAGACGGACATCGTCGCCCGATCCTTGCCAGCCCAATTGCCGCCCGTGTATTGGGCGGATTTATTCCGCGGAGGAATCCACTATGGTGTTTGGGGGGCTGGTGATTGCTTGTGGCTGGACTTCGCGAAGAACTACGCGGAAGGCGCGTTCGGCGCGGATGGGTACAAGGGACCGGAGGGCGTGAGGTTCCTGACGAACGACCCGCTAGTCTCGACCGATCCGGTTTCCATCGTGGTCTTTACCGACTGGTTCGGGCTTGAGGAGGACTATCAAGGCTACGTATTCGATGAGGAATTTTCGGTAGCCGAAAACCGCCAGCGATGCTATGTCCGCATCCGCATTGAGGTCGGGCCAGCCTGGATTCCGCCGCCGAACGGCTATACGCCGAGCCGCTACTGGCAGTTCATTCTCGACAACATCGACGCGCAGATTGCCTGGGAGATCAAAGGCCGGCAGATCGCCCCGGAGTCCCTGGAGCAGTTGTCGGCGCAGGCGTGGGATGACGATCTGATCGAGCAATACAGCGATATCGCGAAGCCGGTCTCGAACGAGGCGCTGCTGGTGAGTGGTTCGGAGCGGCGGGGGGTTGAGGTTGAGGCGAAGCGTCTTATGGCCG